GTGCTCGTCAAAGTGCGCTTCCTGCGCGATGAGGTCGGCGTCGTAGTCGACTACCTTGCCGTCGGTCATCTTCGCGATGCGCTTCTCGCGCGGAATGCGCTCGAAGTATTCTGCGATCCGAACTTCCTTGTCCGTGAACCAGCCGTAACTGTCACGCGAGAAGTTGAAACTGTTACGGCTCGCGTCGCCGTTGCTACCATACAGCGAATCGTAGACTTCGTCCGCGATGCGCTCGGCCACGATGCACTTGTTCGCGTCGCCACCACACGGGTCCGCACACTGCGGATCCCACACCACCGTCTGCGGGTTCGAGATGTTGATGATACGCAGGACTTGATCGAACGCGCCGTCACCGTCATCCTGCATGTACGTCGGCATGATGCGCCACGCGCCGAACCCGCCGGCCACCGCGTACTTGTACTGCTCCATGTAGATGTCGGCGGCGCGCGAGCACTGCTCGATCGAGCGGCACAGGCCGCCGAAGATGTCCGCGACCGCCTCACTGGCGCCCTCACTGGCCGGACGCACTTTGCCGGCCGGGCGCGTCTGACGCATGTCAGCGATCACGATGTTGACCGGCTGGAGGCACCGGTTGAACGTGTAGCTCGGCTTACCGCGGCGGTTCTGCAGGACGACCGGATCCCACTGGCCCATCGCCTCGGAGTTGTAGATGAAGTTCAGGTCTTCCGAGTGCATGCGGCGGTTCTCTTCCCACGCGCCGACGCCCTCGTCGTAGAAGCGGCGGATGCGGTCGAGCAACGCTTCCGGGTCTTTGATCCGGTAACCGGGACTATCAGGCAGCCGCCCGGTCTCGCCGGGACGGCTGCTGATGAGATCAAGGTTATCGCCGGAGTTTGTAGTCACGCCGCTCTCTTACGTCGACATTTCGTCCAGAATCGCGCGCTGGCCGTCGCCCACGAACGCTCCGCCCCACGTATTGGGCGGGATGTAGACAGGCGGACCGGCCTGATCTTTCCACTCGTAGATCGGCTTGTTGTCCTTGGTCTTGCGGCCGGTGTCTTTCAGCTCCTGATACTTGATGCGAAGCTGGTTGCGGATCGACTCGTTCTTGAAGTCGACGCTCTTGACCTTGCCCTTCTGCTCGATCACGAGGTTATGCATGCCGGCGTTGATGTGAACCGTATAGGTTCCGAGCCTGAGTTTCTTTCCCGCGCCGTCAATGAGCCGCGCGTCGCGGTCCTGATCGAGTTCGCCGATCGGCTTTCCTTCGTAGTCAGTGTGCTGGTCGAATTTCCAGTCCGTACCAGCGGTCACCGTGTTGCCGACGGTGCGCGTGACATCCTGCGCAGTCTGCTGACGCAGGCGCAGGCCCTCGCGATGTTGAATCTTCAGCTTGATCGCCATGTTCTCACCTTTCCTCCCGCAACGCGCGGGCTATCAAGAAACGTTTCATCTCGGCCTCTTTGCCTCGAAGTGATATGTCCATCGGACGTTTGGACGGGAGCCCCCACACGATAAGCCGCCCGTCGGTATCGACGAGCAGCGTCTGGCCGGAGCGCCGGTATTCCTCATCGATCGCAGCCACAGACATCAACCTGTCCATATGCCCCCGGGCGTAACCATCGCTGGATCCCACGTGTGCCACGGGATCCCGTTCTCACCTTCGGGCGGCACCTTCGCGTACTGGAATCCGCTCATCAGGTTGTACCGCATGGCATCCATGAGGTGATCGTTTTTCTTGATGATCTCGCCCTTCTCGTCGCGACGATACAGGCGCACCTCTTTCGTCCAATGAACGAGCGTGTTGAAGATCCGCAGCTTCTGCGTCGAGAGCGCGTCCCAACACGTCAGGATCCCAGACCGCACCGCGTTGTCGGCCTTGTAGACGTTCAGGCCGAGACCGCGGTACGCCTCGATCAGCAATTCGCCGTCGGGCCCGCGAGCCTTCTCGGCTGCCGGATCGATGACGCCCGGCATCCACTTCCCGCGCAGGTTGATCGAGGCGACGTGGATCGCAGGGTGTTCCTGCCCGACATAGTATTCGTCGTACGCCACCGCGGGGTAGCGCGTGTTGCCGTCGCGGTCTACGTACGGGTGATCGATGTCCCACGCGAACCAGAGCACCGCGGTGCAGACCCAGCCCGGATCCATGCCGTAGCTGCGGGGCCAGTGCATAGGGATCTCGAACGGCGGGATCAACATCTGCGCTTCAGCGATCGGATAGATCGCCCCAACGCCGTGACCCGGGATGCCGCTCTTACGAGCCTGCAGCTCGTAGGGTGCGACACCGCGCAAAATCTTGCGTTTCTCTTCCTCTGTCAGATGTGGCACGTCGTCCATATCCAGAAACGTGGCGACACGACTCAGCTCACTCATCGACCACCATGTCGTAGTCCTGCACTTCGTGATTGTACTCGCGCTTCTTCATCAGATCGTGCGCGGGGTTCAACTCAGGCATGAACGAGATCATCAGCTCCGAAATACCCAGCAGCGGCGTCTCAGTCAGCACTAGCGAGCCGTTCTTCTCACCCGGCGCGGTGCTCATCAACCGCAGCGAGCACTCCGTGTAGATCTCGATCTTCGGCTCTTCGTCCGGGTGGATCAGATCCTGCTGGGTGCCCTGAAACGCCTGACGTCCTTGGTCGTAGGACTTGAACATCAGCGTCGAGACGCCGTCGTAGATGCCGTTCGTGTGATGGTGCACGTGCACCGACTCATACGCGTTCGCGATTCCGTGCTTCGTAGCCGGGTCGCCCGCGAACAGATCGATCGGAATCATGCCGGTACCGAACAGCACCGGAACGCCCGGCTCGCCACAGAATTTCTCCTGCAGGATGTCGCGGACGTTCTTCGCGGTATCAGTCGCAACCCACGCGCCGATCGGTCGGTCGAATCGCCGACCTTCCCACCAATCAGGGTAGAGCCCTGTCAGATGGAGCGTGTCTTCGTAGCACCCGCAATGCGTCTTGCCGGTTCGGTTGCCGCCAAACAGGCCGCGCTCGTCGTGCGTCGCGCCAAGTTTGAAGTGGCGCATCTGCTTTGGATACGCCGCGCGAACTTCTGGCGTCTTAAACCAAGTCGCTATTGTCGTGTGGGTGTGCCAGTACGCCCTGCTCCGCCACTCCCTCTCCTGAAGCAGCTGTTGCGGGGGTGTCATGCGATCCCACAGTTCGAGCAGCTCTTGCAGCTGACTCAAGTCGGTCTTGTTGACTAATCGAGCGTCTAAGGCTCGATAGGAGTTGGGCAAGTCCCGCACGCATCTGCTCCGGGTTTATAGCTGGTCGGTCAGCCAAACCTGTCTTGGCGCCGAATTCCGAAAATTTGCTCTGCGACATTGCCAAACCAACACGGTCGTTGTCGGCGGCGCGCTTTTCCATCGACCAAAGCTGGACGATATCGACTTTCAGGCGCGCGGCTTCGTAACGGGCCTGAAAATCCGGGTCGGACGCCTTCAAATCGATCACGTGCTCGGGCTGGCAGCCGACAATCTTCACTGCGGCGAGCATGTCGCCCCCGGTGTTGATCCACGCGGACAGCAACTGAGACTTTTTCTCGTCGGTCCACACGAATCGGGCGTCCGCGAGCGGATTCACGAACGGTTTTGCACCCGTCAGGTCGCTCGCGAGCATCGTCACCGAGTAGATTGGCGGTTTTCCCTCGCCGATACGCTTACAGTCGACACAAATGCCCGGGTTCGAGCAGTACCGGGCCGCAATGTGACCCTGCGGACATTGGCTCACGCCGTCGAAGTAGTGCGACCAGCCGTGTTTCTGGGCTTCTTCCTTGGAAACGGGGCGTTTCGCTGGAGCGTTGTAGAAATCCGGGCGCCCATCAACGACTGAATCGCAGACCGTGCGCGCGAATTCCGCCTTCCCGCTATGTTTCCTCACGCTCGGTGCCAGTCCTCGGCGCCCGACATGAAGTTGCCGTGGCGGTCATAGCCCGCGCTCTGCTGCCAGAGCAAACATTCGTTCAGCGATTCGTCTGGGTCGACGGAATAGATGGCCTTCTGCCAGATGAACGCAAGCGGGCCGATGCCCGAAAACCCAACACGATCGAAGTCGACAATCGTGATGTTGCGAAAACTGAATTCGACCACGTCACCCGGCTTCACTTGCATCGGAATGATCTTGCCGGTCTCGTCGCCGTCCTCGAAGTAGAGCGTCTTACCGGTGAGCCGGCTCTGACCAAACTTCATCACGGTCTTACCATCCGGTCCGATTACCGGAGGCGTGTTGTCGATCTGCTGCTTGAACGCGACCTTACGGCGCTGGCGTCGGCCGTAGCCGACCGCGATTACGACACCCTTCTGGATCTCGATGCCGGGCGTCGCCAGAAGAGGATGCACATACGGCAGCGGCTTGACCAGAACGCGGTCACGGAGCACGGTTATGTTTCGCGCTACGTTCTCAAGTTCGGGGGTGAGGATCACAGCTGTTTCTCCCGTAAATAACGCGCGAGCGCGACGCAGAGATCCGAGCTGTCTCGTAACAATCCGAGTGCGGTGTTACACCGATGACAAAGCCATCCACGAAATGTGCCGGTCAAATGTTCGTGATCCAGACACAGCGCTTTCTTTAGGGATGGAGGTTCGCCACAAACTTCACAGACGTCTGGCCGCGGTGGAAAATCTCCGAACTGACGGCGAAGACGCTGATCCAGAATCTTCTGTTTGTTCTCTTTGCTCCAGCGTCGAATATAGGCTTTGCGATCATACGTCATCGCGCACCTCAATCGTATCGACGTCTTCATCCCTCATCATCCGAATCTTGCGGCCAACACCGTAATTAGTATCCATCCCTGCCGTCGCGGCGAACGTCACGATGTCACCGACCTTGCACTCCATCGGAGCGCGACCACCGAACGGAAGCATGCGGCCCGGTCCGGCCGCGGTGACTTCACCACGCAGTGTGCGCTGCCAATCCGGCAGCTTGATCATACCCTGCGCAGCCGGCGTGTCGATCAGCGCGACGACAATGAAGTCGTCCAACAGCTGCTGTTTGAATTCAATCACGTTCGTAACTCCTCACTAGTCACTCGCGTTCAAAACTAAACCGGGCTTAAAACGAACCGCTCACCGTCGGCGAAGACACCATCTCGATGACGTTCTCGAACCTGCCAGTGAACGGGTTGCCGAGGACCGAGTCCACCCCGGTCCATTTCAGTGTCAGTTTGCAGATCTGCGAACCCTGATACGGGTACGACATCTGCATCAGCGCTGCCGTCAGCTGCAGCACCCACGGAGGGGTCGCGCCGGACGTGAACGCCGGATAGATGTAATTGGTCGTGGACGCGCCGGCCGGGTTCAGCGTGTTGGGTCCGCCGTCCATGTTGATGCCGTTCGTCAGGTCGTCGAGTTCGACGATGATCGACGTCGGCGTCACCGGCACGTTCTGGCGATCGAGGAACGTGTACTGGAGGTACGTGTCCGCGTTCGCCAGAATCTGGTCTGATCGGTACGGAGTGTTCGGGCCGCCCTGCAGCGCCCGGTTGCCAATGATCAGACCCATCTACGGCTTGCTCCGTAGCGCCTGTATGATCAACACCACGCCGAGCGCAATTATGCAGATGCCGACTACGTGGTGCAGCTCCACGTCAAAGCCCCCTGATCTTACGCTCGCCGGTCTTGCCCTTGAAATGGCGCGGATGCTTCCCTTCGAGCACGTGCTTGCCGCGCTCGTGCACGGCGTTGTGCTCTTTCGTGGTGATGCGCCCGTCGATCCACTCTTCGGTCGCGCGACGCATCGCGTATTTGGCGTGCTCGCGCGTCATCTGCTTGGCGCTGGGGCGACGTTCATGTACGATCGCCACGCCCATCGGCATCTTGGTTGCCATCAAGATTTTCCTGTGCGTACGAAATGATCAGCTTTGGGGCCATGCGACTTGCCAAGCGGCTCGAAATGTCGCTTCGCCATTCGAGCGAAGTTGGCTTCTTTACGCACGAGCCCAGACTTCGAATGCAAACCTTCGCTCACGCTAATACCGCGCGCGGTGAACTTACCGCGATGTGAGGGTTTGATATGCATGCCGCTTTTCTTAGCCACCTGTGCCTCCTTGACCCCCGATGATCTCGACATTCGAGGTCGCGAACGCTGCGCTACCGATGAAGAACGAATCCGGCGGAACCTCGATGTAGCACGGTGCGTCCTTCGTCAGACCGATGATGCCGCCGTTCTGAGAGCCGGCGAACAGACCAACGGCCGCGGGCGCTGCGGGTGCCGTGACGGTGGACTTACGACCCCACGCGAGGTAGCAGTTTGCTACGCGCGCTACACAGCGGAACGTCGTGACGCCCTTCTGACTGGCGCCCGGAACCTGCGCGGCCGCCGTATTGTCGACTACCAGCAGATCTGTTTTCGGCTGGAAAGTTGTGTCGATGCTCACTGGTAGTTTTTCCTCTCTCCACGGGTCCACTTGCTCACGTGCTCGTGATTCAAATGACCCTTCGGCTTGTGGCCGTGCTTCGCCGCCGCGCGGCGTTGTTCACTGTACGCGATGGCGACCGCCTGTTTCACTGACTTGACGTGCGGGCTCTCGCCCACTTCGTGAACCAGCGTCTTGATGTTGGCGTTGCGCGCTTTCTTGCTGGCCGACTTGATCAGTGGCATACGATCACCTCAAAAATGAAGTCCGCGCCCCGAGTAGGGGCGCGGACGTTTGCGGCCTAGCGCTCGTGCAGAGCCTGATCGCCTTCCGAATCACGGCCGCCACCGTTCTTCAGAGCCTTGCGATAGATCTCGCCAGCCTTCTCGTTCAGCTCCGCCTCACCGCCACTCTCGTGGACGTCACTGTGAGGCAGCGCGGTCTTCTCGGCTACGCCCTTGCGCGACGCACCGTGGGTTCCCTCAACGCCAGCGCGCCGGCCCTTGAGGTACTCTTCGCCTTTCATGTTGGCGTGTTCTGTCTTGCCCATTTGAATTTTCCTCTGTTGGATCGCGGCTTACTGCACGCGGGTGAAAGTCACGCTGGACGCGCCAGTAACGGTCACGACGAAGCGAGAGACGGAAGCAGCTCCGATGGCGAGCGCCGTGGGGCTGAGAGTGCCGATTGCCGCGAGCGTTACACCAGTACCGGCCGCGAGCGTGGCGCCCGTGGTGATGCCGGTGCCGCTGATCGACACGGTGAACGACACGTTGAACAGGTTCGGAACGCCGGGCGGCGGGGTGTCCCCCAGAGCCGAAGCGAATCCGCCTACGTTAGCCTTCTGCGCCGCCGCAACCGCCGTCTGCAGCTGGGCGATGATGTTGGCCGCCGTATCTGTCGTAAACGTCTGCGATGTGCCGCCGAGGGTGAGACAGTTCTCAACCGCGCCAGCCAGAGTCGACGCGGGGATCACGCCGGTCGCGGTCGGGCCAGCAATGGCCTGAGACGCGGGAAGCGCGTGAATCGCGTTGTAGAAGGTGTCTCGAAAGACGCCAAGATTAGCCATTTTAATTTCCTCGCGCTCAGGGCGCGTCAACTGGACGCCGGGTCGGCCCGGCTTATCAATCCTCGCCGAAAGCGAGGATCAGATTTCGAGATAGCAGATCGCGCCGGGCCCGCTGCAGCTGTACGAGTTGCGCGGGAAGACCCCAGCGTGGCGCGCGGGCGTGATAGTTGTCTGGCCGAACCGAATCGTGATCGTGTGGTGCTTCAGCCAGTACAAATTGTACGACGCGCTCGCCGCGAGAGCCGCGAGCAGCAAGATCGCCACCCAATTGTTCACCGTTCCGCCGCGTTGCTTCTGCATGGTGCTCACCCTACGTTGTTCCAACCGCTGATCGAAGAGTCTTTTTGGCTACCCGGAATCTGCAACCCGCTAGGGAGCGGGCTCGGCGCGTTGCCAGTCACTTCACGAGTCAGTAGCGACTGATCTTGAAAACGCCCGGGTGGCGACGCGATCGTATTCGTCGCGGTCTCACCATCGCTCGCAGTCTGGGCAACCGGTGCATCCCAGCCTGTCTGCCCGCTAACGCCACCACCGATCGGCGTGATGCCTCCGCCATTCGCGCCCCAGAGACTTCCACCGATGCCGGCCGGAGCGCTCACGTTCCGGTTCGGAGTCAGTTTCTGACCGCCAGTGGCCTGCCCGGCCACTATTTCGCCTTCGAGCCGAACGCGCTCACTGCTGTCGGCAGCTGCATGAGGTCAACGCACTTGGCAACGAATTGTACGTCCGGCGGAGCCACATCACGTACGTGTTCGATCACCATCGCCGCATACTTTGGGCAGTTCTGCGCCGTGATCTGGTTGTCCTTGTCGCTCATCAGTACGTCCGGGTCGACGACGAGGTTGCCGTTGATGAACGCCATGAGAATGATCACGTAGATCGGGGCCATGTTACATCCCTGAGTAGTTGCCGTTGCCTGAATAGGTGACGCCGCTGGCCGCGCCAGTCGGAACAGGAGGCGGAGCCGCGCCGGGCGCGATACTCTGCCCGTAGGTCGAATCACCCAGCATCACCTGTCCGCGATTGAGCTGCGCGAGCACGCTGTCGCCGCCGGCCTGCTGCGTGTTGGTCGGTTGCAGGTTGTGCGGAATGTTGCCGGCCGCGAGCTGAGTGGTGAGAGGCGCGGCGGCCGTGTTCTGTGGCAACGGCGGCTCGACGGCTACCGCGGGCACCGTGATCTGCAGTGGGTTCGGATTCCCCTGCATCTGCGAACCGTTCGGCGGCCCGCCGGGCTGTCCGGCGTTTGTATCAAAAGCGTCTGCCTGAGCGCCGGTCCAGAATGTTGCGGCCATACATTACCCCTGATACTGTGCCGGCGAGGCGATGGTTGGAAAAGAGGCGGGCGCGCCAGCGACACAAATGGTCTGCTCGCCACTCGCGTCGTTTGGCGTCTGGTTCAAGCCGCCAGCGCCGAGTGAGTTACCGCCTGACGCGGCAGAGTTGGGCCAAGCGTACGGGGCCGCCGCGGTTTCACCCGCGCCGTTAGCGCCCGCGTGCGAGAGCGTTTCACTGGCGCTGCGACCCGGGCGCGAATCCCGCACCCCAAGGTTGGTGACGAGCACATTCGCCGGCACCGAACCGCGCGACTGCGCAGCGAGCACGGTGTCTCCGCTCGCGTTGTTCGAGTTCGGCGGGAAGAGCCCAACGCCGGGGTTCTGCTGCTGCAGGGTGGCCTGTGCCGCGTTGCCCGGCTGCGTACCCTGAAACGGAGTCGTGTTGAGCGGCGTGCCGCCGGGCGTTCCGTAGATGGTCATGGTTAGTTCCCGCCGTACTGGATCGGAGACAGGAGCGACGTCGCGGCCACCGTGGCACGCGGATCGCACGTGGTGGTATTGTCGAGGCCGCCGGAGTGAAGTGAGCCCGGCGCCGCGTTGCAGCTCGCGTAGCTCGCGTTCACGGTCCCGCCGCCCGGGCCGATACCGTTCAGTCCATTCGTGCCGTTCTGAGGCAGGCCCTGTGAGATCGCCTGCATCAGCGTCGGGTTGCCGGCTGACGCCTGAATCGAGGCACCGTTGCCGCCGAACTGAGAGTTGTTCGCCACGATCTGGTTCAACGAGATCTCGCCGCGCGAGACCGCGGCCATCACGGACTCGAAGCTCGGATTATAGAGCGGGGGCAGCGTCGCGCCCCCCTGTCCCGGCGGCTGACCTACCTGTCCGGGCGCGAAAGGCTGCACGCCCATCGGTCCGGCACCGTTGTTACCCCATGTCATGGTGATTCCTCGTTGTTATCGTAGCGTTGCTCGCAATTTGTCCCAGACGCTCGGCGTCCCGGGTTGATCGTCATCGCCACCGACGACGTCTTTGTGTGCTTCGACCAACTGCTCCATCGCCCGTTGGATCGAAAGATTCTGCGCCCAGAAAAGCGCGACCCGATAGGCGCGTGTCCAGATGACACCAGCCAATGGCTCATCAATTTCGGACAGCGCTTCCACGAGCGCATCGAGCGCGGCGTGTTCCTGTCGCTTGGCAATCAGGCGCCCGATGCCACGAGCGCGGCGGCGCGCCTGCCACGCGGTCACGACGTTCGCCAGAATCTGGCGTAGGTACGCGTGCCGAGTCATCAGTGCCGCCCCTTCAGACGCCGACGGATGTCGTCGACGATCTTGTCGTGTCGTTCCTTCGTGATCTGCCCGCGCTCCCACATCGTACGCGCAATGACCGAAGCAGCGAGCAGGTTCTCGGTTCGCGCCGAGAGCGGTTTGCTGTCCTCACCGCCGTACGTGCCGGGCGTATATGGCTCGTAGTGGTACTGCGAGAAATTCGGGGGCGACGGTGCGGCGCCTGTCAGGTTCGCGGTGCCAACATCGAACGTCAGCGCGAGCACCGTCAGGATGCCGGTAGTTCCCGCCGGCTCCAAGTCGGCAGTTCCAATGTCGATCGTCAGTCCGAGCGCCGTCAGCGCGCCGGACCCTGTGAGCTGAGCAGTTCCGGTATCTGCCGTCAGCGCGAGCGCAGCGAGCGCGGCAGAGCCGGTGAGCGAAGCGGTCCCGACATCAACCGTGAGCCCGAGCGCCGTGAGCGCGCCGACTGACCCGGCCGGCTCTAGATCGGCGGTACCGGTATCGGTCGTGAGCGCCAGCGCGGCGAGCGCGCCGGAGCCAGTGAGCGAAGCGGTTCCAGTGTCAGTCGTGACACCGAGCGCGTAGATTGCGCCACTGCCGCCTTGTAGCGCGAGCAGCAGCGACATGGTTTACTCGAAGTGGGCGTCGAAGCCGACCATGTGCACGACGGATCCGGCGCTCGCTACGGTGCCTACGTTGCGTGCTACGAGCGCGACAAACTCACCCGGGGCCACCACAATCGGCGACGAAAACTGACGGGTAATTCCTCCCGGGCTCAGAAGCGTGCCAGCGGTCGCGGCGGCGGCGCAACCTTCGACTCCGAGCGCGATGCGACGCGGGGCCTTGGTCGTGCCAGTAGCAAACGATGCGGACTCAGCGGTCGCAAGCGATACGGCCGTATGACCGTACGCGAGAGTGTAAAGCAACGCGAGCGGACCACCGGTCAGCCCCGAGTCGACCACGCTGTGCACCCACACACCCGTGATGACGAGGTTGCGAGGCGTCTGGTTCACACCGCCCGCTGGATTCTGGAAACTCGTAACGATGCCGTCTGTGCCGGCGGCCAGCGTCGCGAGATCGTGCGAGTATCCGCCGAGGCCGACCGGGTTACCGGTGCTGACGGCCGTGTTCGACAACGCGGTGGCGGTGCCGAGCGCACTGTTGCCGAAATTGCTCGTCGACCCCATCGTGCCACCGTTCTGACCCTGATAGGCCATGTGCCCGAACCCGGCCTTCTGGTAAGGCCACGGACGCGTGAGATCGGGGCCCAGCTCAGTGACGAACACATCCGACACTTTGAGGATCGGCGCCAGCGCCGGAGCGGAGCCGGCGGTGTAGACGCGGAACGTGATCGGCATCTCGGCGGACATGAACGGCTGTCCCTGCGTCGGCGCAGCGGTCAGCAGCATGATCGATCCGTTCAACACGCCGTCGATGTAGAACAGCACCTCGTCCGTGTTGACAATGATCAGCCAGTCGTGATTCGTGTTGTTCGCGGGTGGTGTAATCGTGCCGGTCTGCGTCTCGGTGCCGTTGTAGTTGACGACTCCACGCAGGTTGCCGGTCGGATCCCACCGGAAGAAGACACCGTCGGTCGGCGCTCCCGGCGCGGCACCGTTCAGAGTCGCTTGGAAGAGCCCATACTCGATCGTCTGGTTCGCCTGCGCGCCGTTCGGGATCTGGGCGGAGACGTTGAAGCGCAGCTCGGCCTTTGCGAACAGCGGGAACGTGCGGAACGACTGGAATCCGCAGCTCGTGCTGGCGGTGACAATCGAGCCCGAGTTCATGTTCAGGAACCCGCCGCTCATCGTCGCGGTCATCGTCGTGAACGCGAACCGGTACTTGCTCGTGTTCTGGGCCGTAGCGTTGAACGTGTCGTCCCAGAGCAGGTTCTTGGCAGCGGCATAGATGCCGCCGCTCGCCTCGCCCTGAGTCACGTAGACCGGGTTGACGTCGCCGCCAGCTACGATGGTGCCCTGATCGTTGACACCCACGAGCCCAACGAAACCAGCCTGCGTCGCGGTCTTCGGGTTCTGGACAATGATACCCTTCGACGTCGCGTCGACTACGTTGTTCGTTGTGCCGTCGGTTAGCTGAACAGCCATTCTAGTTCCACACCCATCCGATGTTGTAGGATCCGATCGCGGCGCGACACGCTGGCTTCACGATGATCGTGAACCCGGTCCCGGCGATTTGATACGTGGCGCGGGCGAGCATCTGCTCGACCCATGCGGAGTCGTCTTTCTGTGTGCCGACCGTCTCGTTGCAGAGCGGCCACGCTTCCACGAGACTGCCCGCGAGCAGTCCGCTCTGACCGGTGACAGCGACTGACGCTTCGAGCGCTCCCGAGCCGAAGTTGACGACCGCGGTGCCCTGAGCGCCCATCACGCCTTCTGAATGTTGAAGGTGCCGGCCGCGAAGCTCGGCGCCACCAGCGTGCTGACCACGAGCGGCCCGCACTTGTAGAGGACGCCCGAGCCGGTCGAGCTGGTGTTCACCGGGTTCGCGTTGCCCGGGGTCGTCGAGAGCGTGAGCGTGTTGCCGCCCGGCGCGGTGCCGACGTAGTAGATCGTGCCCTCGGTCAGTCCCGTGGGCAGGCCCTCGGTGCCCGGCAGCTGCCAGACCGAGACCCGGTCGTTGACCACCGGGGTGTAGCCATAGGCCGTGAGCACGCCGGGCGAGGCGCTCGTGCACGTGAACGGAATCGCGGGCCCGGTCTGTGGACCGAGCGACCCGTACGCGAGCAGCGTGCCGGCGCCCGAGGCCGCGAGCCCGATGCCCCAGTGCGTGAGTATGTCGCCGCTCGCGCCGCACGCCGGGAAGTTGATCGCGGCCGCGTTGGTGACGTTCGAGAATGTCGTGCCCGAGCCCTGAGTCACCGTCCAGCCCGCGCTCGATCGCGCGACCGCGACACGAGCGTAGTTCGAGTACCCGGTCTCGTTCGTGTTCTGTGAGCCCGTCGGACCGGGGTCGCCGTTGTGCAGGGAGACGTACAGGTTCGTCGCTGGCGAGCCCGCGTTCTGCGCGATGGTGTTCCAGTATCCTGAGAACACCGCGTTGAAGAGCGCGTTCAGCTCGGCGAACGAGTCGCCATACGTCAGGATCGCCATGAGCCTGTTACGGCTGCGGCGGTTTCTGACCCGTGGTCACGGGCTTCGTGGGCACGGTCGTGCCGGGAGCATTGGGCGCCGCCGGGGCGTCCACGATCCGGCTCTTGTACATGCGATAGCCGCCGTAGACCATGCCGGCCACGACGAGAACAGCGAACGCTGCGGTGAACATGTTGGAATCCCTCAGTTGAGTCTTTCGATGGTGGCTTCGGTGTCAGTCGCACCGGCCGCGTTGATCAGCGATGTCGCTGTGGCGCGGCACGCGCCCACGAGATCCGTGGCCGGGCCGCCCTTGTTGGCGGAGAGGGCCACTGTGACCTGTTCGCCTGAGTCGACGTTCAGCATCACGAATGTGGCCGTGTAATCTTTTTCGCGCTCGTCGAGATCGGCGGAGAGCATGCGCCAGCGGGTCTTCATACGTACCTCGCCTCGACGCCACGCGGCAGCGCGAGCTGATGTTGGTTAGCGATCGCCTCTCTGATCCCGCACTTCTGCTGGATCAAGCGCGCGATCGCAACACGGTAGGTCTCGACGAGCCGCTCGTCACGCACTTCGGTAATCAGCTCATCGTCCGCGCACCATAGCTCGGTCGCGTACTGCTGATAGCGGCCAGATGCCGGATCCTTGAATGCGAAGTCATAGCGATAGACCACGACACCAGCATCAAACTCCGGGCACCACTGCTTGGTCTCACGGATCCGACCCTTGAGCAGCTCGCGCTCTTCGCGTTGGCGCGTATGGCGCGAGATCAGAAACCGGGCGCGTCGCTCCTCGGCGGGAGTCATCGCTTCGTCCTCCACCGCTCCAACGTCCTGATCACCTGAGCCTGATCACGCAGCGCCTCGTCGACGAACCACAGGATCTGCTGGTCAAAGCGGATCGGCAGCGGACCCATGCGCCGGGCGAGAAGCCGGCCCAGCTCGCCGTGGCTGCACCGGTACAGCTGGGTGAGATTCTCCCGGGTGTACATCAGCGCCTCGCCGCCAAGGGGCAAGGGCATGTTCCGGGGCCGGGGCTCGGGTCGGGGCTTCTGCTGTTGCTGGCCGGTCTCTGGGGCGGCGCTCACCGAAACGCCCCGAAGATGGCGAGCGCGAGCGCGAGCCCGGCGACACCGACGCCGAGCCACAGGACGAATAGCCGGAACCCAGCGTCCGCGACCGCCAGAAAGAGCACCACCGAGGCGAAGAACCAGATCATGGGCATCTCCCGGGCTCGAAAATCTCGCCCTGTATCCTTGTTAGGGCAAATCCGCGGTTTTTGGCACATTTTGCCTGAGGATGATGGTCGGAATAACGGAAAAAAATCGCGACCCCCGGTCCAAAATAACGGTTTCGGAGCCCGGCGCGACGATCGGGACATGGCCGTGACTGCCGCTTTCACCGGGGGTTTTTGGGTTCTATACCTCGCGCGGAGATCGGGAGTGGTCAGCGCCGGGCGCGGGAATCGGGAGTAGGATCAAGGGCTTGCGCGTGACGGACGGGGGCGCGTCTGTCACCCGAGGCCGCGAGCCACTGTCGGAAAACTTTACACATTTAGTGTCGGAGAGCTATGCATCAGCAGCTCGGGCGCTCGGGGGTCGAGCCCAGAGATCAGGGAACGGGGCGTGGGAAGGCGGTGGAAAAGCGCCCCTGATGATGATGAGGAACCAGACCAGTCCGTACACCCCCAGACCATCCAGAATCAACACATAAATTATTACCCACCCCTCGCGTCTCAGTATATCCAGCTCCTCATCATCATCAGGCATCCGGGCCACGCTTGACACCAGCTGCAAGCTGTGATCACTCTTCTGTGGGAGAGCCAA